AATACACAGTCCGTACCGCTTGTGCAAGAAAAACCCCGCCGGGGGTGGACCGGCGGGGCAAGTCAAGCAGGCAGGCGGTGACTGGGAGGAGCCAACCGTAGGTGTGACCTCTGTATCATGCCCAACCACGGGCGTCAACTCTCTTGATCTCGCGTCTCTGGTGCAGCAGTGCACCGCTATCGAGGCTGCCGACGTGGAGGCAGAAGTAGCTGATGGCGTCACCGACGTGGCTGTGCTTGCCCGCATCACCTGTTTTCTCCAGTCCGTCCCCGTTCTTCTTGAACCGGTACCCACCCATCATGGCCGCCTTGACCCGGTTGCAGCTGGGGTCCACGAGGAACCCGGGGTCGCCATCAACCTGCCGCATGAGGTAGTCGTCCACGGCCGCGATCCGCGCCGTGATGCTGTTGGTCCGCGCGGGGATAACCCGCAGCCCCTCCGCCTTGATGATGTCGATCGCGCTCCGCTCGTCCGTCTGCGCCCGCTGGACGCCCGCAGGGTCGACCACAACGATCACCGGTGCCCCAGCGAACCTCTCGAACAGCAGGGGCTTCAGCACCGTCCTGACGAAGCGCTGGACCCCCATGTCGTAGCTGACCGCCTCTGCCATCACGAGGGCCCTGCCACGCGGGTCCTGCTGCCCTATCACCGCAGCAGGGGTGAGGCCGAGGTCCATCCCCACGATCACAGGACGGGTGCCATTGACGAAGGGGCGCAGGGCGGCCTTGGCCATGTGGTAGTCCGGGCGGAAGTACTTGAACACCGGCGTGCCGGCCAGCGACAACCCGTACTCCCCGTCGATGAAAACCCGGATGTACTCCTCCGACCGGCCTTGGGTGTCGTAGTACCCATCCGGCAGGTTCTCGATGTTCTCGGCGTAGGGGCTCCGGCCCGACGGCTGCTTGAAGACGTCCCAGCCGTTGTCGTTGGCCGAGACCCCGTCCTTGGGGTCGATCTTCTCCATCTGGTAGAACCACCACGTGTCCATGGTGGGCGGGTTGGTGTCGGCCCACATCCCGTGCCACGTCGCCCCGCCATCCTTGGCGGAGGGGAATCGCCCGATGCGCTTGGACATGGCGTCCACGATGTCGGGGTGGATGTCCCTGCACTCGTTGAACCACGCGAAGGTCAGTTCGAGGGAGTTGAGGTTGGCCACGTCATCCGCGTCATCCAGCGCGCGGAACATGATCTCGCACTCGATGTCGCCCACCTTGAAGAAGTAGGTCTTGGTGGTGCGCATGAAGTGCCCGCAGACACCAGACGGGAACCAGTCGAGGAAGGTTTTGATGGTGGTATCCGACAGCTGGCGCACTGTTTCGCGCACCACAGCGCAGCGTGTCTTGCGAATCCCCTGCGCATTGGGCTTCTGCTGCGCTGCCCGGCGTATGATCTCGAAGCAGCATGCCACGCTCTTGCCAGAACCGACAGGACCCATGATCGCGCGCATCCGGGCGTCCGAACCCATGAATCTGGTCACGGTTGGGGTCGGTGTATAGGAAATATCAAGCGGCATCGTAGATAAACACCGTGTAAATGTGCCCACCGGGCTTGGGATTGGCGACGCGCGCGGTGCGGTAGGACTGACTACCCTCTGCGAGGGCGGCAATGAGCGCCTGCAGGGCAAAAAGGGTGTTCACCTTGCGAATTTCAATAGTCTTCGACGACATCGGCGTCCTCAATGGCTGGCGGGGTGTGTTTTGCGGTCACATCGAGGGTCTGACCACCCAAATTGATGGTGATGGTGACCCCACCGGCGCCATTTTGACCCTCGTTGGCAGGGGTTGCATCCAATCCGGCCCACTTGACCGTGCTTTTGATCAGGTCGGCCTTCACCGCGGGGCTCACAATGGGGTCGTGGATGAGAATCCATGAGGTCCGGAGCAGTTCTTCAGCCTGTGCGCGTGCCTTGACCCGAAAAGTGAGGCCCTTGGTGCGCACTTCTTCCCTGTAGGCCTCGACCTTCTTGAGGAAGTTGGCGTCGTTCTTGAATGTGAGGAGGTCACTGGCGTCGTACTCGTGCCGATCCAGAAGCTCGTCGAGCTTTTCCCCGCTGCCTTCCATGAGAAGGGCGAGATCGAAGGCGAAACGATCGGACCATTTGGTCTGGACAGGGCTCATGAACATGAAGCGATGGTACCTCTTGGGGGTGGGGTCGGTCAAGAGTGTAAAGATTTGGTTTTTGGGCTGGGAAAATTTTTGGATCGGTTGGTGGCGGGGGTGCTATAAAGTGGACGTGTAGTGTATGGATGGCGTACGAATGTAAAGATTGCTATTTTTGGGTCTTGGGATGTGGGGTTTACCATTATACGGGGGGTATGCGAATCCGCTGTCCAACCCCCCCACCCCCCTGCCTGCCTACCGGCGACGGCGGCGGCGCATGATGTAAGGATAAGACGCGCGCGTCTTATCTTCTGATATAAATCAACCGATCTTTTTATAAATTGGCTATTGACATGGCGGCGGCAATCGGGTTTATTGATGACATCGAAACAGCAAGACTAGCTGGTTCGGTAGGGGGAAGCCCCGACGCTCTTTGACATCGCTGGTTGCCATGGGTTTCATGGCGTGGGAATTATGCTGGGCCTAGATGGTCTGGGCCTAGCATTTATCCCACAAGGAAACCAAAATCATGGCTAAAATCTTCGAAGGCCCCGTCGGCATTGTTCCCGTTAAAACCGGTGCAACCGTGTTCAAGATTGCCGGGAAGGCCGACGGCAAGCATGTTGCCGCGAACGTTTCGACAATTGTCGACGCAATCAAGAGCAACAAGCTGACAATGTCCGGTTGGTCCATTTGGGCCGACGGCTTTGAAAAGCCGCTTGTCGCCGGGGCCGACGTAACCCCCGCAATGTTCACCAAGCTGGTGAAAGAAGCGGATATGATCGAACTGGTTCTGGTCCGCGGAAAGTTCCCGCAACCCAAGCTGAAAATCACCAAGGGCGCGGGTACGCGGAAAGCGACAAGCGCGGCGCCCAAGGTTCAGTTCTAAGAAACAAAGCGGGCGCGAAAGCGCCCGCTCCACCTCTCACACAAGGAACAGACAGATGAAACTCGAAACCAAAACCGCGCTGCGTGACCGCCAAATCAAGGTCGACCGCCACGTGTCAAACCTCGGGCAGGCGGGCGCAAAGCGGTACCTTGACACGCACAAGGCGCCTAACTCAGGCAACATCCGCGAATGGATTGCGGGCGCCATGTTCGCCACGCTGATGATCCTACTCGCCACGATCCTCCTCGCACTGTAAACCTAACCCGCTCGGCTAACCCCGGGCGGGCTTTTTGTTGTCTGCTTTACACCTTTACACGTAGCGCTTGCGTGCTGTTTTTGTTTGCTCGTTGCACTCGCCATATGTCGGGGGTCTGTAGCTCGTCGTCGAAGCGCCTGACTATCGCGCATTGTGTACACTACGGTCGGGGGTCTGTGCTTCTACAGTGTAAACTTTACACCCTGTAAGTGCTTGATATTAAACAACTATCTATTTTCGCTTTACACCACCTTTACACCAAAGGTGTAAAGATAAGATGGTTGGTATCTTTACAGAAAAGTGGAATGTCCAATGAAACCAATGGGTTGCGAGGTGTAAACCAAAGGTCATCTACTGTAAAGTATCTAAACTATATATAATATACATGTTTTTTTAGATGATACGTGACGGAAATTGCAGTTTTGGCCGTGTAAAGTTTACATCTTTACACTGTAAACCTTTACACGAGGCCCTCACATAATTTAGGGGGGGTCTCTCCTAAAAAATCGTAGATACTTTAGATAGTGCTCAAAGAAATCCAATGATTACAAGCACTTGGACTATCTATTTTTTGGTTTCGTGTTAAGATACTTTGCCTAGCCCCGACCACATTTGTAGATACTTTACACAACTCGCACGCGGACTAACCCATTATCCGCGCGGACAAAACCTCCCTACCCTCCGAAGCTTGACACCGCTGCCGGGATCGGCTAAGGTTTGGGCTCAGGCCGACTCTACCTAGTAAACAGTTCGGTCCTGACAATGCGTATCAATCTTAACACACAAATATGGACTATCACCATGACCAAATGGACCAAACTGGCTGACCTCTCCATCAAACTTAACACCAAGACCAAGTCTTTCCTGACTGTGGTTCCCTCGGCCCGTCCTTACATCTCCCTACAGGAGGCGATCTACGACTTTACAGTTGGCCACGAGTTTACAGTGGTTGACCAGTCCAGCCCTCTCAATGGCTGCCGGGTCACCATCTGTGACAAACACATCCTGACCAAGACCTATGGTGTCAGCCATCTTAACATCCGGTTCAACCCCGGTATGGCTCCGGTCGAGGTGTCGCTGTGAGACTGGCCTTTACACCAACTCACCCCGACTACCTTGTGGTAGTTCCGGACTACCACCCAGACTATGGTCTGGCTGACAGCACGAGAGCCAGAGTGCTGAGCCTCATCATCTTGGACAACCTGCCTGTAAAGCAGGCTGCTGCCCTCAACAACGTCGGCCTCTCCACCGCCTATCGGTGGGTCTCCCATAGCAAGAAAGGTCTCTGACATGTTCTCATCGTCGTTCAACACCCTCAACATCACCGACTACACCAAGGCCCTCTCCAAGTGGGAGGGCATCAAGCCGATCCGTGGTCGGCGTGACCAGAACACCCGGCCCCTCTACCGTAGGGGTGACGACACCAAGACCATCCACCAGCTGCCCAATGGCGGCATTGCTTTCCGTCTGTGGTCCACTGACGTGGTGACGTTCCTCACCGATGGTACGGTGGAGCTGGAGCCCTATGCCTCGGCCTCGACCTGTGCCTTTGTCAAGGCTGTCTTTGGTTGGGGCTCTGGTGTCCATGCTCACTGGTCTGACCGTGCCACTCCCCTGCCAAACAACGTCACTCAGGTCGATGGCCACTACTACCACACCCCCCAGTTCGCCACTCTCGGCAAGGACAGCGCCACCAACCATTGGTCCCTACTGGCTGGGTCTGAGCCGTTCGAGGTCACCAGACTGGACAAGAAGCTGACCAAGGACGCCCTCAACGACACTGGCTACAACCAGTTCAAGGTCTGGTTGACCACCCAGATCAGGATCGGTCTGGACCCTCGTCTTGGTGACAGCTGGCGTAAAGGCCCCTACGACTGGTCACACCGTGAGGTCAGTGGGTATCTGACAGCTGGTCCAGAGGGCTGGGGTGAGCTGGTCCGTAGGATGTCCAAACGCTGTCACATCAATTGGGAACTGGAGATGCTGCGCCGTGCTGTGTACAGGTATGCTGGAGCAACCACCGAGACCACGGTGCCCTACTTCGAGGACTACAAGGCCATGACCAACGCCTTCGCCGCGATGCGGAAGTATGCCTAGTCGAAACCACCTTCGGGTGGTCTGGTCAGGGTGGCTCCCTGATCACTGATGAGACAAGCCAACATAGGAAACCACACAATGCCAATGACCACTAACGACATCCGCGTCCTTGCTCTGCTGATCGGCGTCGACCCTAAGTTTCTATCCCGCTCGGACGACGAGCTGCTTGCTCTGGTCTACCACGAATGTTGCCACCTCTATCTTCGGGGGGGCTTTAGGTCGTTCTACGACAGCCTGCCAAACGACATCGCCATTAAGTTCATGGTCGATCGCCGGACCCTTGAGTGGATGCTGCGCAATAAAAGTTACTTCATTACCGACACTAGCAAGCCGACACTGGCAGAGCGCCTAGAGCGGGGGGCTAGGACTGACATCTGGGCTGACACTAGCCACGACGACAGCGACGATGGCATCCACGATGCAGTCGAGGATGCCCAGTTTGCTATGGTGGAAGCTGCTGAGCTGCTACGTAAACATGGTCTGGACAAGTAAGTCGAAACCACCTTCGGGTGGTCTGGTCAGGGTGGCTCCCTGATCACTGATGAGACAAGCCAACATAGGAAACCACACAATGCGTCCATCCCTTCTCTCTGACACTCTCGTGTCCCTCATCTCGATCAACCGCACCGTCGCCGTAGAGGGCGCTCCCGG